GCTTTCAGGGTCGTCGTAGAAGCGACCGAGTGCGGAGATGTTAACGTCAACATCGACGATGGCAAGATGGTCGGTGGTGTGTCCTTTCGGCTCAAGGGAGACTATGACTGGCGATACGTCTACCGCTACAGCGTGACCGGGACCATCAGCCCTCTTTCCCCCACGGCTAGCTCTGAGACCACAGTTACCAGGAACCGCGCAGAGGTTTTTATTACCTTCTCAACCGATCCCCAGGTGGACTTTGTAGACATTTATCGTCGAGGAGGTACGATTCCTGGGCAATACCTGTTTGTCGACACCATAGCCAATGGAGTCGGAACGGATATTTTCTTCGATGGCCTGGGAGATCTGCTTCTGGGCGAGGAGATTGACGTTAATCAAATCGACGTTCCCTCTACGTCAGGCGTTATAGCCATCCACAACAATAGGGCCTGGCTGGACGACAGCGCGAATCCGGATAGGCTCGTCTTCTCCCGACGCATCAAGGTCGAGGAGTTTGAATCGGCTGGCTTTATCGTGGCTTCCCAGGGTGGTGATCGGGTCCGTAGGCCCTTTGCCTACAACGATCAGCTCTACTGCTTCACCGATCGAACCATTTACCGGATCGTGGGCAGCGACGAGCGCAGTTTTCAACCGCTGGCAACGGGCGCGTCGAGGGGCCTGTTCTCGAGGTTTGCCTTAACCTTGGGGGGGGGAGTGATCTTCTTCCGGGCCTACGATGGGGTCTATGCGTTCACAGGCAGCGGAAGGGCTGAGAAGCTCACCGAGAAGATCGACACGCTCTTTGAAGGCTTCGCCGTAGAAGGGTTCGAGCCGATTGATCCAGCAGAGTCCGAGAGCGAACGGCTTGGCTTCTTCGACAATAAGCTCTACTTCGCCTACACCGACACTTCAGCGGTGAAGCAAGAGATGGTTTACGACTTCGTGACCTCAAGGTGGGAGCCTTCAGATCGTCCCGCCACTTCCTATCTGCTGCTGGACGACCTGGGCGAGTTCCAATCCGGTGACAGCTCTGGCTTCGTGTTCCAGAGAGAGACCAGCAATCAGGATGATGGATCGGATATCGTCTTCGACCTCCGCATGAAGTTCAATGACTTCGGCGCCAAGCAGGAAGAGAAGAACTTTGTCGAGATGGTTGTGGATGCGGATACGGCTGGACAGCCCGTGACCGTGACCGCTCACTTCAACAACGGGGAAACCAGCGTAGTCCTGGGAACCCTCAATACAGCGACCAGGGATCAGATCCGCTTCCCGATCAATGGTGGGATCGGTACGTTTGCACGGAACTGCTCAATCGCCCTGACAGGCGACAATGGCGGGGTCCGGATGCGCTTCTACAAGGTGATCTACAACTACTGGGTTGAGCCTAGAGAGCAGCTCAAGACCGCTACCGATTGGCAGGATTACGGGAATCCCAAGCGGAAGTATCTCCGGGAGCTGGTCATCGAGCTGGATACCCAGGGAGTGACAGCCGATATCAATGTGTTCTGCGACGGAAGCTCGACCCAGATCGGCTCTCCTTCAAAGACATTCACTGGTGTCTCTACAGTGGGCAGGGAAAGACGCATCCTGTCGCTGCCCTTTGACACGGACTGTAAGATCGCCCGTATCCTGGTGGAGTCCACCTCGCCAACAGCCCCGGTCAAGGTCTACTTCCACAGCTTCGACTGGCTGGACAACTCCCTGGAATCGACCACCAGGATGCAGACTCCCTGGGATGAGGTCGGTACGCCCACGGAGAAGTTCTTTGTTCAGTTCATGTTGGAGATCGACACCAATAGTGCCGATGTGACGGTGACTCCAGAGGTCGACGGAGTGGACCTGACCCCATTCACGGTGAATACAACCAGCCAGCAGAAGGTTTATCTGTCCTTTCCGAAGGACACCAAAGGCACGCTGATTCGTTTCAAACTGGAAACGGCTGCAGCCACAGAGTTCATCTACTACAAGCACGATGTTGAGGTGCTGGTCGAGCCCAGGCCCCTCACAGGTGGGGCAGGTGGGACAGGTCAAACGGAATGGACCTCAGAGAGCTGGCCGGGAGACAAGCGGTTCCGACAGCTCATCCTGGATATCGACACCCAGGGCAATGCCGTGACCGTGAATGTCGAGGTCGATGGGGTCGTCACTCAATCCCCTGTTGTCACCACCACTGACAGGCAGATCGAAATCATTTCCCTGGATGTGGATACGATTGGAAAGCTGGTTCGCCTGACATTCGAGGGTGGACCCTATTCCTACTACAACCACAACTTCGAATTTCTCCGGGATCCACTCGACGTTACCCGTTGGGACACCTACGAGCTGGACTTCGGGTACACCCGATTCAAGTTCATTCGGCGCATGTGGATCGCTTCAGAGGGAGCCCAGATCATCACCCTGGAGATCTTCGTGGACGAACCCGGCCTCGGAACTCCAGATCATACGTTGACCTTCCTTACTAACCCGGCGTCAGGATGGGAGAGAGAGTTGCTGCGCCTTCCCGCTGGCCTGAAGGGTCAATTCTTCCGGTTTGTCTTTACCTCCGCGAGTCCATTCAAGATCTGGTTCGACCAATCGGATGTGGAGTGGCATCCCCTTGCAGGAGAGCGGGGTTACGAACGAGCAAGACTTGTATCAGGCCGTGAAGCTGCCGGAGGAGCTGCCGCCTAGAAGGAGTACAGATGCCAAATGAAACAGCTGGTCACTTTCAGGTAGATAAAGATGATTGGGACTTCCTCAACTTCATTCTGCGAGATGTGCAGAACCGCCTGGACTCTCTCGGAGGGAATCGAGGGTCACACATTCACGCGGACGTTATCAACCTGGGTGGGAACAAGGCCGAAAATGCCGCTGACCCCAGTCAGCCCCAGGATCTAGCCACCAAGAACTACGTTGACACGAACTTCCTTGGGAAGCCTCCGGAGCTGAGGGACCAACCCAATACTCCCTTGAACGTCCGAGCCAATGCGCGGTTCAACGTCGGCCGGGGCTTTGATCGGCGCACCATGAACATCTCCAATGATGGTTCCTCTCCCACCGCGTTAGAGGCCGTGAACAGTCGATTCCTGGTGACCAACAATGCGGCGGTTGGGGCATGGCGGTGGGCCAACCCCCATGAGATTCACCCGTTTGTATCAGGAGTGTTTTAAATGGGAATTTGCCCCCCGAGTTTAGCCGCAGAAGGAGGTCCTGTCTTTATTGAGTACCTCAATATCACTCAGGCCGTTATCCCTGACGCGCTGACGACGCTTGCGATTATCAACACCGGAGAGACCGGGATGCAGCTCATGATCGTCGTGTGCAGCTTCGTTAATGTTCCTGTGGGTTACGACCTTAAGGTACGCCCAGAACCGGATGCCACGGCAAATAAACACTTCTTTCGTGGCTCGAATACCGCGGGTTTCGTTCGGGAGATCCCGGCTGGAAGCACTGAGTTTTGGGAGTTCGCGCTAAGACCCAGAGAAGAGTGGGTAGTGGAGGGCGAAGCCGATGCAGTTGCTTCTCTAGCAACCACTATCAGTGTGGCACAAGTGTTTAATTCAGGTGCACCGGAGGTATGTCCACCCTAATATGGCTGTAGGCGACGTTTTTTATCCAGAACCAGCGCAAGCGGAATTGACGACGGTCCTCACCGAGATCACCGCGATCACCGCCGGGAGAACTGCGCTCCAGATCACGATCATCGTCTGTAATTTCTCCAATATAGACACTGGATACGATTTGAAGGTCAGGCCAGAGGCTGAGGCCACGGCCAATAAACACTTCTGGCGGGGATCGGCTTCAGGAGGAACCGGACAGTTGCGAGCTGGCAACACCGAGATCTGGAGATTGCATATCAGGCCGGGATCAGAATGGATCATCGAAGCAAACAAGCAAGGGGGCGGCTTTGGTGACATTTCGATAACCGTCAGTTGTGCCGAGATGGAGAACCCAACGTGACGAAACACGACCCCACTGAAGAAGCTGAGACTCTTCCGGGTATCCCGAAAGCGGGAAGCGATCTTGAGCAATTCCCTAGCGTCCCTGGGCTTATTGGGGCTGCGTTCAACATAGATGTTGCGATTCAGGAGATCACCGCTGTTTTGGCGGGTTTAAGTGTGTCGGTTGCCATTACCGCCGTGGCTGACCTGTCGAGAACCTACCTACAGATTCAGGGTACAGCGTTTGGAATCCTGAGCGGTGCAGGTGACGAGGATGGGACGAGGCACACTTGTTCCTGGACGTTAACGAGCACCACTAGCGTAAGGGTTCGCAGAGCCATCGGCGGTGGTTCCTTGACCCTTAAGATTGCCGTGATTGAGTTTCTATGACAACAGAACGCATAGCTCAAACTTTCCCGGATATTAACTCCGCTGGTCTCAACACCAGTGGAACCGCAGCGGGGATTCGTAGCTTTCCGGATCCCTTTATC